ATGGACATTGATCCATCATGTAAAAGTTTTGAATCTGAAGGATTTAAGATAGTTATCGGTGATCAAGGAAATGAAAATGACTTGAAAAAATTTGGTGATACGAAATTTGATATCATCATCGATGATGGAAGTCACTTTACCGAACACATGGTAAGTACTTTTAGATATATGTTCGAACATCATCTCAAATCTGGTGGTGTTTATGTGATTGAAGATCTTGGATGTTCTTACATTAGAGATTTTCACTCTACAACAAAGACTATGAGTAATTCAAAAGGTCAAAGTCTAAACAAGGACGGTATGATTAATGAACGTCATCATATTACAGATCTTTTTGAAAGTATTCATCAAAATATGGACATCCATGATTGGAACAATCGTTATGGATATAACAAAGATGGTCCAAAAAAACTTCTTTATGATAGAATGGTCAGCTACAGAAGAATAGTTTTTATCTACAAGTCATGAACGCATACATTACTTACAGTTGTAGTGATTCTTACATTCCTGGAATCGTTGCACTTTATAAATCTCTAAGACATTCTGGCAATACAAAAGATCTCATTGTTATGGTGACAGATGATGTCACTGATAAAGGAAAAGAACTTTTAAAGGACTTTGATATTAAGTTCTTTGATGTAGATAAGATTCACTACAAGGGTGGTGGTAAAGTATTGAGTCGATATAAAGACAATGCTTGGAAGATGTTTACTAAGTTAAACATCTGGAAACAAACTGATTATGAGAAACTTGTCTATCTTGATGCAGATACACTAATTCTCAAAAATATCGATGATTTATTTGAGTATGATGAGTTATCTGCAGTACATGGTGGATCACAAATGTTGGGATACAGTGGTATCGAAGGTGGAATCTTAGTTATTAAACCCAGTGAAGAAACGTTTGATAAGCTTATCGAATCACTAGATAGTGATGAATATGACATTAGAATGTCTGATCAATCATTCTTAAATGATTACTTCACAAGACACGGAAAGATAACTCATCTTCCGGAAACTTATAATAGAAGGTGGAAAAAGAGAAAGGACTTCGACACCTGTCACATTTATCATTTCAATGCAGATAAACCTTGGATATGTCCCGAACGTATTGATCAGAATTCTCTTTCACTCTGGAATTATTACTTTAATTTAGAATTATGAAAACTTCTCTTGTAACTGGTGGTGCTGGATTTATTGGATCACATCTTGTAGATAAACTTCTTAGTTTGGGTCACAATGTGATTGTTATTGATAATGAAAGTTCTGATGGCCATGACGATTATCATTGGAATGATGATGCAGAAAACTATCCTATAGATATTAGGAACTTTCATCAAATCGTTGACAAATTCAAAGGTGTTGATTATGTGTATCACCTTGCTGCAAAAGCAAGTGTTCAAGCATCGGTAGATAATCCTATTCCTACAATAGAAACTCAAGTGATGGGAACTGTGAATGTTCTTGAAGCTGCACGAGCGAATGGTGTAGAGAAGTTCATTTATTCTTCTACCTCTGCCTGTTATGGAAATAGAAATCCTATTCCTAATGTTGAGACTATGAGAGAGGATCCTCTAAACGCCTATGCCATTGGCAAATTATCTGGTGAACAATTAGTCAAATCTTATTATGGATTATATGGTATGAAGACTGTTGCTTTCAGGTATACTAACGTTTATGGTGAAAGAGCTCGTCATGTTGGAACTTATGCACCTGCAGTGAGTAAGTTTCTTAAGATGCGTAAGGAAGGTAATCCTCTTACTATTTTTGGTGATGGACTTCAACGTCGTGATTTTATTCATGTATCTGATGTTGTAAGTGCAAATGCTCTGATTAGTTTTGAAGAACTTGAAAATTGGGGAGAAGTATATAATATTGGATATGGTAAGAACTGGAGTATCCAAGAGATTGCTGATGCTATCTCTGAGGAACAGATCCATCTTTCAGGAAGACCTGGAGAGATGAGAGAAACACTTGCCGATATTCGTAAATCAAAATCAGAATTGACATGGAAACCAAAAATTGATATTATAGAATGGATTAAAACACAGTTGTGATATGAAAAAAATTACAATTAATCTTTCATTCTATAATCAGAATGACGTACTTATAAAACAAGTTGAAAGTTGGAATTCCTGGTCTCAAGAAATTAGAGACCAGTTTTCTTTTTGCATAGTTGACGACTGTAGTGAAACTTCTGCACTGGAAATTCTTTCAGAAACCAATCTAGAGAATCTTGACCTATCAATTTATAGAGTCAAAGAAGACTTATATTGCAATATTGCCGGTGTTAGAAATCTTTCAGCTCAAGAATGTAAAACAGACTGGATGGTCATTCTTGATATGGATACATTTGTATCTGAAGAATTAGCAAATAGTATGTTAAAGTTGTCAACAAGTAGAAAAGGAGAGTGTTTTAAATTTAATAGGAGAGTTCCTGGATATCCCAATCATCCAAAGAATGGACAACCTCATCCAGCAGTTTGTCTTCTCCGTGTAGATGATTATTGGAATGTAGGTGGATGTGAAGAAGATTTAGTCGGTCATTATGGATGGACAGATCCAAGTTTTTGGTATAGGTCGATTGGAAAACTTCATGTATGTACATACACTGATTTATATTTGGATTATGTTCCAGAAGGTGAATCTGATATTAATAGAGATAATTCACACAACCATAAATTATTTGAGAGTAAAAAAATAACAGGTAACTGGTCAACAGATTTTGTAAGATTTGATTGGGAGAAGATCTATGGATCGAAATAAATCATTGTATAAATTGGATGGAATTGGCCCTATCTATTATTTGAACCTAGATGGACAGCCAGAGAGACGAGAATACATGGAAACCCAGTTTGACTACTGGGGAATCAAAAACTACACCAGAGTGTCCTCCTACGATGGTAGAGACGATGATTTGAGCCATATTCTTAAAGGAAGATATCCAGAAAATATGAGTGGTGGTGAAATTGGTTGCACTACATCTCATCTTAATGCCATTAAACAGTTCTATGAAACTGGTGAGCCTTATGCAATTATGATGGAAGATGATTGTAGTTTAGATCTTGTGAGGTTCTGGAATTTTACCTGGAAAGATTTTTATTCTCGTATTCCATATGATTGGGATGTTTGTCAGATTGCAATTATTTGTACAGGAGATATTCATATCAAGGTACATAAAAGATTTGTCAATGAGTTTTCTACTGCCTGTTATCTAGTTACTAGACATCATGCTAAAAAATTGATTGATCTTCATTGTAGAGGTGACAAATATAAATTGGACAATGGTGTAAGACCACGACCAGTAGCTGATGATTTGATTTATAATTCAGGTAATACATATGCACTTCCACTTCTTCTTTATAGAACAGAGTTGGGTTCCAGTATTCATCAGGATCATGTGGAAGTATTTCATAAATCAAACTTCGAAGCTCAAATGAATTTTTGGCAACAGAGGGGAGCTCAAATGACCATTCAAGAGATGATGGATTATGATCCTTATCTCGGAAGAGTTACGGAATCTACGAATAAGAGTTGACACGGACACTCTTCCCTGATAGTATAAATACATGGTCATGAAAGACAACTTCATGATCTGTAACAAACGAAGACACGTCGAGTCTTCTTTCATCTGTGGGTGAAATTCCACAAGTAAATAACGAGGTAACAAAAATGATCAAATCTGTATTCGCAGCAACTGCTGCTCTGTCCATGTCCGCTGGTGCTGCTTTTGCAGGTCCTTACGTCAATGTGGAAGCAAACTCTGGTTTTGTTGGTTCTGATTACTCCGGAACTGTAACCGACCTCCACGTTGGTTATGAAGGTTCTGAAGGTGCTGTAGGATACTACGTCCAAGCAGGTCCTAGCCTCGTCTCCCCAGACGGTGCTGAGAGCGAGACCGTCTTCTCTGGTAAGGCAGGTGCTTCTATTGCTGCTACTGAGAATCTTTCAGTTTATGGTGAAGTTTCCTTCGCAACTGGCATCGATGGTGGTGATAACGGTTATGGCACCAAGGCTGGTGTTAAGTTCAATTTCTGATAGATAATTGGAAATAATCTAATCCTGTTAGGGTCCCTAAACAAGGGACCCTTTTTTTGTCTCGACAAACATTAAGAATAAGTAAAAATACTCTATATATTGAGGTTTGTTCTTAAATTAACTTAACCGTATTTTAAAGACAAGAATTGAAAAGGATGTTATGATAATCTGGTCTTCAACGGACAAACTAAAAAACATTACAAAGGTAAAAACAAGTTCTGATATTATATAAATGAAACTCAAAGCAATCGCTGCTGCCGCCTTGGCAGCACCCCTGATGGTAGCTTGCGCTTCTACTGAGAACAAAGAAGTCAGTCAAAAAGAACCATACAAACTGAATGGTGCTGGTGCTTCTTTCCCTGATATGTTGTATAACAACATGCTCCAAGATCTTGCTAAGGTTACTGGCAACCAAGTCAATTATCAAGCAGTTGGTAGTGGTGCTGGTGTTCGTCAGTTCAAAGCAAAGACTGTTGACTTCAGTGCCTCTGATGGTGCTGTAAGTGACGCTAAGCAACCTGCTGAAGGTATGGTTCACATCCCCATGACTGGTGGTGCTATCGTTCCTACCTACAACTATCCTGGTTGTGAAGTCCAGATGACCCAAACTGATCTCGCAGATGTTTTCCTCGGCAAGATTACTAACTGGGCTGCTTTCGGCTGTAATAATAAGCGTATTACTACAGTTCACCGTTCGGACGGAAGTGGCACTACCAAGGGGTTCACGAACTCCCTGTCGGCATTCTCTCCCGAATGGAAGAAGACTGTGGGTACAGGTAAGGCCGTGAAGTGGCCTGTTGGTGTTGGTTCTAAAGGTAATAGTGGTGTTGCTGCTACTATCACTAATACTCTTGGTTCTATTGGTTATGTAAACTATGGTTATGTGAAGGGTGACCTACAACAGGTTGCTATTCAGAACCGTGCTGGTAACTTTGTGAAGGCATCTGCTCAGACTGCATCTGCTGGTCTTGGTGAGATCGTTCTTGACGATCAACTCCGTGGTGCTGATGCTAACCCTGCTGGTGATAACGCCTATCCTATCGTCTCCTTGACTTGGATTCTGGCATACCCTGAGTATGAAAAGAATGATGATGTGAAGGACATGCTTCGTTGGATGTTGACACCTACTCAGCAACAGAAGGCAGACTCTCTTGGTTATGTTCCTCTTCCTGAAGAACTTCGTCAGAAAGCACTTGCTGCTGTTGATACCCTAAAGTGATTCGGTATAAATGACTATAAAAGACCTCTTGACAGAGGTCTTTTTTTACTATATAATATGTAAAGTTTTATAACAAATTGTAATATGACTGTAACAACTGAAGATGGTGGAAGGCAAAATATGTTTGCCCGAGAACCACAAATGTACATCTCTAAAACAGATGCGGAGAGATATGGTTATGAAACATATGCAGAACGTGCTGAAAAACTGAACGGTCGTACAGCAATGTTAGGATTTGTAGCAGCAGTAATTTCTTATGTTACAAGTGGTAGTGTATTTTTCTTTGGTGTATTTGGTTTCTGATGGCTGAATTACTTTTTACAGCAACTAGTATTGCATTTTTTGTATTACTGAGTTATTCCGTACAACAACTTATTCCAACTTACATTTCAATCGAGGTAAAAGAAAATGAATGAAAACGCAGAACGTATTAATGGTTGGGCAGCAATGCTCGGAGTAATTGCAGCAATGGGAGCTTATGCTGTCACAGGGCAAATCATTCCAGGCATTTGGTGATGACTACCGAAACTATCTTACAGATATTTTCGAGTATTGCTATTTTAGGTATTATTAGTATAATGATTAAAAATTAAAATACTGATTTGTGAGGGAGGTCAATTGACCCCCCTTTTTTTATAAATAATTTTTCCTACTACCAATAACCATGATCAAAAAGGATAAGGAAAAAGATCATGATGAAAGTAGAGAATGGTTAAGTGATCTCGTTAAAATTTCAATTTTAATTTGGTCTGCATCATTACTTACATTTTCCTATGTAAGGATGCCTAATGGACAAAAGATTTTAGATTTTGATCCAACTTTTATTGCTTCAGTTTTTTCTGGATCATTAGCAGCTTTTGGTTTATCCCCTGCTAAAAATGGTCAAGCCAATCAACAACAAAAGAAAAAAGAAGAAAAAGATCTTAAGGTTATTTCTGCAATAGAACCAAAGGGTAAGGGAATCAACACAAATACTTGATTCTAATCAATAAAATGTTTATATAGTAAGAGTTACTACGCAACTCTTACTATGGACTATTATTCAAGTATAGTTTGGTCTGTAAATATATTATGTGGACTTCTCATTTTGATGGTTTCTCTTGTAGTGATATATATACTTCGTCTAGCATATATGGAGACACAAGATGGCTGCAATGGTTCCACCGAGCAGGAAGAGTTGCTACAACTTTCGAGTGATCGAGATCAACAGAGTTCTTGATGGAGATACGCTGGATGTCACGATCGATTTGGGATTCGATCTTTACAAGAAAGAAAGAGTCAGAGTTGCAGGAGTGGATACTCCGGAGAAGAGAACCAGAGATCTTGAGGAAAAAGAACTCGGATATGATGCAACCAACTGGCTCAAAGAGAAACTGGAAGGTGCTGTGGCTGGTGACGATGATCTTATTATCCGCACTGAACTTGTCGGTGGCGTCGGCAAGTATGGTCGTCTTCTTGGGTGGTTATACATTGGGGACTCAGACGTGTCTCTCAACGAACAAATGATTACTGAAGGATATGCTTGGGCATATGATGGGGGTACAAAACAGAAGAACTTTGAAGAGTTGAGAGAAATTCGTAGACAACACGGTACTTTAGTAGAGTAATCAAATGCAAAAAGTCATTAACACAATCGCACTTCTTTCAGGACTTGTATCACTATCAGTAGTTGGTGGTGGTGTTTATCTTTACAAGAATGCTGATACCCTGATTGAAGATGCAAGAGGTAAAGTAATCGAAGAAGTTACAGAGACTATTCCAAAAATTGTAGAAGGATTACTACCTAATGTATCTGAACTACCAACGATGACTGGTCCTGCCATCCCTTCAACACCTAGTGTAACTGGTCCTGCTATTCCATTTTGAATAAAAATTTGGTGAGTTTAGTTAAATAGTAAAAAATTGGAGAATACTATGGCTCAATCTACTTATCGTAAAAAAGTGAAGAAAGATGCATCAGATCAATTCTTTCTTTACGTTGCTTTTCATTCTGCTTGGACTTCAATTTTAAATTTCTTTAATGACTAATGGAAATTCCTGATATTATTACTGGTGACATTCAAATTAGGAAATTGGATATACCTGAGATTGGTGAGTGGTTGATATCACCACCTCAGGCAATACCTCCTGTTCCTCCTGTAACACAACAGATTGGTGTACCTATAGTCAATATCCCTGGATGTGTAGAATCTAATAAGGAAAAAAATCCAAAAAATACATCATTATTGGAGGACGATCCGAAAGGAACGATTACCCTTTGTGATGCTGGAACTCCTAGTTTCAATCCTATTGATTATGATCCTGAACAAATTATTCCTACAACTCCAGCACCTGTTGCACCTGTTCCAAAAACAACTACACCAGAAAAACCAGAAAGTCTTCCTACTCCTGAAGTGAAGGCACCAGAAGTTCCTATCAATACTGCTAATGTAGAGTGTCCTACACCAGGACAACAAGCAAAAGAACCTGTTGGAACATACTTAGAGGGGTTTAGAAAGAAGGTTGTTGCCTATGAATTGAAAGGTAACGAGTGTGTCCAGATAACAGAAAAAGTCCCACTACCTCAACAGGTGGTAGCAGGACTTCCTAGTGGTGGACAAGTTGTTCAGGTGGGTGGTGTTGCTGTTGTCGCGACTACTTCAGCACTATTAGCAAAACCGTTGGCAGACTTACTACTCAAAGCAGTCAAACCAACGGTTAAGAAAGTTATGAAAAAAATTGCTTCAATCAGAGGAAAGAAACCTCTTATTTTATCTGTAAGGGAGCGCCAAGCAGAGCAGCGTCAGATGAATCATGCAGTGAAGGCATTACGGTCTGTTTTCCCGAGACGGAAGAGGAAACGGAAGAGATAGCATGGACGTGTGGGTGCTTGTGTCCTGGTGGATTATTCACTACGACATCAGCACACACTTTATAGTAAGGGCTCTTGGGATGGAATTGAATTCCACGTAACATCAAATCTCCACAATTCTTGAGTCTGGCAATTTCAAAATCCAATCTCTTGTTAGCAGTGAGTTGAGCATTCAATTCGATCTGAGTTTCTGCTGCTTTCTTACACAGATCCTGCATCTTCTTGTCAGTTGGTGTACTCCACGTCATGGAGAAACCGACACCTAGACTATAGTTATCCTTCTGTCCAGTTCTTGTTTTCTTTTTAAAGAGAATGTCTCCTGGGTTATCAATTAATCCATCATCGTTCAAATCACTGATATCATAAACAGGATCCATATAATATGGTTCATATGGTTTTGATGCTGATGCAGTTCCTGTTACATAAGGTGTAAAGTTTCGAGTGGGACCTTGACATTGGATACCACCTCCGTAGGTGTTAGTAATGTATGGTCCCTGAAGGACCTGAATAGCTTGGTTTGTAACGGAGCCTGAACTATTAGCGACAGGAGAAGCAGTAGCAGAAACACCACCAACAGTTTCAGCAAATGATGAAGATGGAAATAATGCACTTAAAATTATTGCGTAAAAATACTTGTTGTATCTGTGACGCTTTGTATTTCTGTTGTTCTTTGAATGATTGTTTGATTGCTTAAACCAGGACCCGAGTACGTTTCTGTAAACTGAAACGTTGCTCCTGGTGTTACCTGTTTGTATTTTGGTGTTGATGTTACTCCTGTCCATGATGATGTCACTCCATTAATAGTTACATTTATATTCCCAGTTGTGGGACTTAATGTCCCATTGGTTGTTTCGATACCACTTCCTGTAGCAGAATATTGATATCCGGTGTTGTAGTCCATCGAGTTGATGGTTTCTGTTACTTTACTTGTAGTTTCTGTACGACTGGTCATGGAGCCCCGTGTGAAGTTAGGGACCACGGGCACTGACCATGCAGGTGCAGTTAACCCGTGGATTACACCAAGAACCAATCCGAGACCGATTGCTTCTTGTAGGTTAGTCATCAGTCGATTACAGTGATTTCCGAAACGAATTGACCCGTTGCAGTTGTACCTGCTCCACCAGCTGTCAGTGTTGTAGCATGAGAACTATCAACAGTACCTGCCAGAGAACCTGCAGTTCCAGCTGTATAAGAAGTGATGGAACCGAAATTAGGAACATCTCCTACTGTAGGAGCACTGGTTGGGATTGCATCACCTTGTGTATAAGAAGCAGTAAAGGTGAAAGCATCACCACTTGTTGCTTGAGATGCTGTGACTACACTGGCAGCACCAGTGAAACCATCACTGGTCATCAATACAGAGTTACCAACAACACCTGATGTAGTTCCATCGGTGGTACTTACCCCACTACCAGAGATTGACATACCATGAGCAATTCTTGTGGCGGTAGACCTAGCGGAATCGACAGTCAGTTGAACACTAGAAGCGTGTTTAGTAATAAGTCCGCCAGCATTTGAAACACTTGCGGTCATCAGTAACATTCCAAAAGCAACTAGTACTTTTTTCATTTGGATGAATATACTTTACACCAAATGTATTTAGAAATTTTAAAATTTTTTAATGTATGTCAGGATAAGTTAATATATTATTGTTATTTTATTTTTTTCCGAATATCATGAGTAAATAGTATACGATTCCAAAATTACATGGAAGAAAAAGAACTATCTAATTTTTCATTAGAAAGAAAAGAATGTCCAAGATGCGGAGCTATTTGGTTAAATGGTAGACATTACTGGAGCGGCACTGGTAAGCCTGGAGATCCTGAAACCTTATCTAATCTTGTTTGTGGTCTTGTAGAAGATCCAAAATGTATTAATCCTTCCCATAAAAAAGGTCACATTTATGGGGAAAAGGATACTTGGAATAAAAGACAAAGATTTATAGATGAAAAATTTAAAAGTAACTAATAGAAAATTTTATGCCAAGAAATCGACTCAGTAAAGATGAAATTAAATGTTTTGTCTTGAAACTAAAAGATGAACTTTATAAAGAAAGATACACTGAAGGAATGACTTTTATTACTCATAAGTACTTAGATAAAATTCTAAGTAAAATTGATGAATATAGGTATTAATAAGCTATAAGTTATCCTTCAAACCAGACAAAGGTATTCTAGACACTTTTTAAACTGGTGTCAAGAGGTTGACGGATTCGAGTAACTATAGTATTATAAATAAGTCAACACATTAAAGAATGTAAAGTTTTTTAATGGTTTCAAAACACCCCTCAAACCGAGACCTATAGGGTGTCTAAATAACGTCTCTCATACCTCTACCTGAGGGTGGTAGAGGAATAGTAAAACCACCATTTCCCTGATGGTCTTACTTTCTGTTAAATTCAAATGACTACACTTTCACGTCAACAAACACAATCGAATACTTGGGAACAATTTTGTCAGTGGGTTACAAGCACCAACAACCGTCTGTATGTTGGTTGGTTTGGTACACTGATGATTCCAACTCTGTTGGCAGCAACCATCTGTTTCATCGTTGCGTTCATCGCTGCTCCTCCTGTGGACATCGATGGCATCCGTGAACCCGTCGCAGGTTCACTTCTCTACGGTAACAACATCATTTCTGGTGCTGTCGTTCCTTCTTCCAACGCAATTGGACTTCACTTTTACCCCATCTGGGAAGCTGCATCTCTTGATGAATGGCTTTACAACGGTGGTCCTTACCAACTCGTTGTCTTTCACTTCCTCATTGGTGTCTTCTGCTACATGGGTCGTGAGTGGGAACTCTCCTACCGCCTGGGCATGAGACCTTGGATCTGTGTTGCATATTCTGCACCTGTTGCAGCAGCATCTGCAGTCTTCCTCGTCTACCCATTCGGGCAAGGTTCGTTCTCTGACGGTATGCCTCTTGGAATCTCTGGTACATTCAACTACATGCTTGTCTTCCAGGCAGAACACAACATCCTGATGCACCCCTTCCACATGTTGGGAGTCGCAGGTGTCTTCGGTGGTTCACTGTTCTCAGCGATGCATGGTTCACTTGTTACATCTTCACTCGTAAGAGAGACAACTGAAACAGAATCCCAGAACTACGGATACAAGTTCGGACAAGAAGAAGAGACCTATAACATCGTTGCAGCCCATGGCTACTTCGGTCGTTTGATCTTCCAATACGCTTCATTCAA